GAACTTAACAGGTGATTTTGAAGTATTAACAGACAGTACTTCATTAACACCAGCAAAAATTACAGCAGATAACCAAGTTGCACCTGTGCTTCACAGGGGTAGAGCTTTCAGTTCTAGGGATTTAGCTAGTCTTGCAGTTGGTGGTGGGTTAGACCCAATGGCTGCTATCGCACAAAAGATGGCAATTTATGTAAATAACCAAAAGCAAAAGGATTTATATTCTTGCTTGCAGGGTGCATTTGGTTCATTGAACGCAAACAGTTCAAGCAGTGCATTATTTACACATTGCATAGACTCTGAGTCTGGCGATACTCCAACAGTACTAAGTCCAAGACACGTTGCGAAAGCACAGTCTATTCTTGGTGATGCTGGAAGCAAGCTAACAACGATTGCAATGCACAGCAAAACTTTCTATGACTTGGTAGAAAGAAATGCTATTGATCGTATATATGACAACACTGGCGCACCTGATGGGGACGCAACTGGTGGAAGCACAACAAGAGCATTTGATGGCCCTAATGCTGTTAACAGCTTCATGGGGCTTCGAGTAATTGTTTCAGATGACATTCCTACAACAGGTTCTGGAGCATCTACGGAATATGCCTGTTTCTTATTTGGAAACGGTGCCGTTTTTACGGGCGAACAGGCTCCGATCAGAACACAAACTGATAGAGACATTCTTGCTCTTGAGGAAGCAATGGCTGTTGATCTTCACTACATCTATCACATAGGTGGATTGAAATATGCTGTGTCAACTGTGAATCCAAATAGAACAGTTCTTGAAACTGTGGGTTCTTGGTCGAAAGTTTTTGACACAAAGAATATTCCGATTGTAAGAGCTACTGTGGTAAGTAACCAAGACTAGCCCAAAACCCTTACTATAACTAGGATTTTTTATCATGCCATCATTATTTGAAGTAACTGCTGGGTCTTTGGTAGGCCCAACAACAGGTGGAACAGTCACACAGGCTAGTTCAAAAGCGACTGGAGTGACTCTAAATACAGAGTCTGGCCAGATCACAATGAATGACGCAACACTTAACGCTGGTGTTGAGGTAACTTTTGCTGTTACAAATAGCAAAATCTCATCAACAGATGTTGTTGTTGCTTGTCATGGAAGCGGTGGAACTGCTGGTTCATATCTTGTGAACGCATCTGAAATCGGTTCTGGTAGTTTCAAAATCACAGTTTCTAACGTATCTGCTGGAAACTTAGGTGAAGCTATTGTAATTAACTTTGTTGCTCTTAAGGGTGCATCAAGCTAATGGCAATGTTCGCTTTTAGGCGAATGAGAGAACAAAATGAGGCTGCTCAAAAGGCAGCTTCACTTGTTCAAACTCAAACAAAGCCAAAAAAAAAATCTAAGCCCCAAAAGGTAAAACTCAATGGCGATAACTCTTGATGCTACTGTTGGCGGTGCAAACGCAAACACTTATATAGGTCTTTCTGATGCAAACTCTTTTATTGAAGGGCTTGTTCTTAGTGATGACGCTGCGGCATGGGATAACTCAAGCACTGATAATAAAAACAGAGCTTTGTTTACAGCAGCCCAGAGAATTGACAGGGAGAAGTTTTTAGGAGCTAGGGTAGCTGATACTCAAGCTTTAGAATGGCCTAGATCAGGAGTAAGGAAACCTGACACATACACTAACCTGTATGGTTTGAGCTTTCCAAATAGATTAGTTGCTGACTATTACCTTGATACTGAAATCCCAGACAGGGTAAAACACGCACAGGTCATCTTGGCTGTATATCTAAACAACAATAGGAACGGACTGGAACTTAGCGGCTTAGAGGACTTTGCTGCTGTAAGTATTGGAAATATAAATGTAACCCCTAGATTCTTTGGGGCTGTGGGCATTGATAGGATTCCACCAATCGTTGACCACTACCTTATGGGTATTAGAATAGGTGGAAGAGCAAACTTATCAATCAAGAGGTCATGAAAATGGGCTACGGCTACGAATATCCAGCAGCAATCATTATTACCGATACGGCTGCCCATACAGGCAGATTTGGTAAGGTGCATTGCCTGACAGACGCAGAGGCAACTTTTGTTGCTGAGAATATTACAGAAAATGGTTCTGCAACTATCAACGGCATCACAATGAAGGCATCATCTGAGGTCTGTGGAGTCATAACAAGTATCACTCTTGCAAGTGGTCAAGTAATAGCTTATAGATTATGAGTCTTGCTAATGCCTTAAAAAAAGCTGCTAGTGCTTCACTTAAGAAACTTGGTGGTGATGTGACTATCAGACAAGTAACAGCAGGGGCATACAATACCACTACTGGAGCTATTTCAGAATCTACATCTGATACGACTATCAAAGGTGCATTGAGTAATGTCTCAAGAAATCAAGTAAATGATTTGATTGAGTCACAAGATAAATTGCTTACTATATCTGCTGGGGATCTTACTTTTGTCCCTACAACAAAAGACAGAGTAGTTATTAGTAATGTTGAATTTAAAATTATTCAAGTTGTTATAAATGAGCAAAATAATACACCAGTAAGTTTTGATCTAATCTTGAGGTAAACATGACAAGAAAAATATCTATTACTGAGATTCCAGATGTCATGGAAGATGCAATAGTATTTCTTGTACAGGCAACAACTTTGGAGTGGACATCAAGAGTGAAAAAGGCTACACCAGTTGACACTGGTAGGCTACGGAACTCATGGCAGACTGAGATAAAACCAACTAGCGGAACCATAATCAATAACTTACCTTATGCAGAGCCTGTTTGCTTTGGTGATCCCTCTACCTTTCCCGAATCATGGCAAGGTCAATACAGAACTAGACAAGATACAACTGCTGGATTTCCAGAACTAATTGCAAAAGAATTACAAAAGTGGGCTGATGATGAATATGAAAAAATCAAACGGAGGTTATAGTGGCTGCTACAGATTTAAATACAGTTAGATCCACAATAGAGGCTAGGTTAGCCACAGAGCTTGCTTCAAGTCCAGCTATTCCTGTTGTATTTAATAATATGACCTTTGATTCAACAGCAGAAGATACTTTTGTTCAATGTGTTACAAGCTTTGGGAATAACTCATATCTTACTCAAGGTGGTACAACAGATTCTGATAATCAGATTGATGGCCTTGTTTTATTAAATGTATTCACAGAAGAAGGTCTTGGGGCAGGGTCTAACTTTACAATTTGCAAAAGACTTAGAGACTTATACAATAGAATTACAGTATCAAGTGTTATTTTTGATGCGCCTATTGGCCCTGAGATTCTTACCTCAAGTCCAGAAGGTAAGTTTCAAACTCAAATCAGAATAACATTTACAATTTACGAGGATCTTTAATCATGCCAAAGCTTGTTATTACAGAAGAAATGCTAGATGCTATTGAAGCTGTCAAAGGTGTAAGAGATCCACAATATTGGGATCCTAATTGCAAAAGATATATGGAGAGTCAACAAAAATCTAAAAAAGATGTAAAAACTTCCGAAAAGAGTTAATATATTTATTGTCATGGCAGCTATCAGAGGTGATGTAGGCAAGATCATGTTTCATAATGCGGCTGGAACTGAAGCCGAGATCGCTGGAACAAGATCTTGGTCATTATCAGTTTCAAAGGATACTTTAGAAACTACAGTTCAAGGTAATACATCAAAAACATTTATTGGTGGTCTTATTTCTGGTGAAGGATCAGCAGAATTAATCTATGACAATGCTGGTAACTCTGATTACTTGTCATTTGTTGAGGACATATTAACAACAGGTGATGCTGGAGACGCTTTGTTTGAACTGTTCCCTGATAGTTCAGCTAGTTCTAAAAAGTTAGCTTTTTCTGGAATCATCACAAGTGCTGAATATGGTGCAACACTTGGAGAAACTCAGTTAATTAACATTTCATTCCAGACAACAGGTGCAATAACATCTGACATATAG